TTCAGAAAGTGGGGTGAGAACGAGGCAACAGAAGAGGGAGTCTGCAAGTGTAAGGAGTTCTGTTATAGACAGAGGATGGTAGATGGACGAGGCTGACTACGCTAACGAGCAAGCAGAGAAGAGACTAGCAATCCTAATTAAACGGGCCAGCAAGCCATTAGTTAAAGGATCGCCGGGTGACTGCGACTTGTGTGGCGAGTGGTCAGGACGTTTAGTAGAGGGAGTATGCGCTCCATGTCGAGATCGTTACAAAATCAAATAGGAGAGATAAATGAGTCATTCACCACAACAATTCGTACTAACACCACTAAAGTATCTGACAAGTCTAAGTAAGTATGTAGAAGATGAAAGAAAGAAGCTACCGCAAGACTCAGAGCTACAGAATATAATAGATGAGATAGCACAACTAATCGACAGCACCATCTACAAGCTGAAATTCCTAGCATGATAAGAATGGTCAAGACACATAACGGCTACGCAATGCACGAGATAGTCTGCGATGGAACAGGAGCGCCAGTAAGTAGTTTTCCAGCAGTAATTCAAGGTATGACAAGACTTGACGCTATAAAGTATCTGGAAGATGTAATAGATGCAGCCAAGCTACCAGCTATTAGACTCAACGAAAAGCGAGATATATGATGGCATTAAAAAAACACAAAATAGTAGGAGCTGGGCCGGGCAGACCTAAAGGGGCAGCTAACAAGGCCACAAGCAATGCTAGAGAGGCTATAGCTCGTTTTGTAGACGGTAATGCACATAGAGTACAACAATGGCTAGATGCGATAGCAGCAGAGAATGGGCCACTGATGGCGTTCCGATGCTATACAGACATGATTGAGTACCATGTACCAAAATTGAGCCGCACAGAACTGACAGGCAAGAACGATGGGCCAGTAGAAATCACGATAAAATGGAAAGCACCGAAATAGAAATGGACTACCAGCCCCGGCTGGCGTTCATGCCGTTTCATGAGAGGACAGAGCGCTGGGCCTGTCTAGTAGCTCACAGACGCGCAGGTAAGACCGTAGCAGCTATCAATGACTTGATACGAGCAGCGGCTCTCTGTGCTAGTCCTATGCCCCTATTTGCCTACATAGCTCCATACCGCAGTCAGGCCAAGTCCGTAGCGTGGGAATACCTCAAGCACTACGCACGACCAATACTCGCATCAGTCAATGAGTCTGACCTATATGTAGACCTAGTGAACGGAGCTAGGATAAGGCTATTTGGCGCCGATAATGCTGATGCCATGAGAGGTTTGGGATTTGATGGCCTTTTTCTGGACGAATACGCAGATTTTAAGCCTAGTGTATTTGGCAATATCCTAAGACCTGCTCTATCAGACAAGCAAGGTTGGTGCGTGTTTGCATCTACTCCAAAGGGTAAGAATGCCTTTTGGACTATCTACAGTACCGCCCTAAGAATACCTAGCGAGTGGTTTTGCCTTAACCTGCCTGCATCGGTCAGCAAGCTATTGCCAGAGGGTGAGCTGTCGGCTGCTAAGGCACAGTTATCCGAAGATCAATATATGCAAGAGTACGAATGCTCATTCGAGGCTGCGATACTTGGCGCGTTCTACGGCACAGAGATGCGTGAGGCTACAGAGCAAGGGCGCGTTACGCGCGTGCATTACGATAATAACGTGCCTGTTCATACTGCATTCGACCTCGGTTATAGAGACGATACGGCGGTCTGGTTCTATCAGGTCATCAGAGATGAAGTACATATAATTGATTATTACGCCGTTTCTGGTGCAAATATTGATGAAATTGCTGCAAATATCCTGTCAAGGCCGTATAATTTCGGTAAGCACTATTTACCTCATGATGCTAGAGCTAAGACATTGGCGGCTGCTGGTAAGTCAGTAATCGAGCAGTTGGCGGTACATTTTGGCATCAATAGCCTAGCTATCGTGCCAGACCTGTCAGTACAAGACGGTATACAGGCTGTGCGTAAAGTCTTGCCGCAGTGCTGGTTTGATGCAGACAAGTGCAGTGAAGGTATTGAGGCTTTACGCCAGTACCAACGAGAGTATGATGAGGACAAGAAGGCTTTCCGGCAGACGCCACGACATGACTGGTGTAGTCATCCGGCAGACGCTTTCCGAATGTTATCAATAGCATGGCGGTCAGAGCCGCGAGTCAGACAGCCTGATGCAGCTAAACCGCTGATGGTAGGAGAGCAAAACACAGCAACTTTGAATGATGTGTGGGCGCAAGCAAATCAACCTAAGAGAGGCAGAATATGAGCATACAATCACCATTTAGATACCAATCCGAACACGTTGCAGTCAGTCAAACAGCACAAGTCTTAGGCGGCACAGGCGCAATCGGTGACTACATCCACAGACTAATATGTACAGTCAGCACCGCTGCTACAGGCAATGTAGTTCTGGTAGATGGAACAGGCGTAGGCATATTGAGCCATACCATTCTTCCTGCATCATGCGGCACAGGTATCAATGTCTACAATATCGAGATCAACGCTGCATCTACTACTGGTGCATGGAAAGTAACGACAGGAGCGGGTGTTGAGGTCATGGCTGTAGGTATATTCTCAGCATAATGCCAAGTCCTAAGCAATATGCAGAAGGTCTGAGTGCTATGACTGACAAAAAAGAAGCCTTATTTCAGTCTGGCATTCGTGCTACTCCGTGGTTTACTGAGTTTGTAGACACATACGGAGAAGAACCCGATCTTTCACCTAGCGCAGATTACAATTATCGCAAGGCTTGGGATGCTGGTCTAAGGCCATCACCTAACGAATATGATAATAATAGGCATCATTGGCCCTCTGCACTACCTAATGGAGAGATGTTAAAAGAGCAAGGTCATCCGACTCTATGGAAAGAGCATTACATGAGAGCTACGGGAACAGACCCAGACTCTGTTGGAGCTACAGAACAGGATTATTTAAGGCTATATGCCAAGCCCTAAAGAACTAGCCGCTGGTCTTAGAAACCAAGAGGCAACATCACCTAATTCAAAAGTGATGTTTGTGGGGCAAGAACACGGAAAGAAAACGGCCTTGCCTGACAATGTTAAGAAGATGGTTGAGAAGTATGGCGCGTACTATGAAGGCGCTGGAGGCGATAAGTCAGATGCAATCAAGTATCAAGGTTCATGGGATGACAAAGCTAGTAAGGAAGTAAAAGGCTACCCAAAGGAGTTTCTATACACCCTATTTACAAATAGCAATGTTAATAACCAGAAGAAAAACTTAACACAACCAGACAAGACTATCTTTGATAGCGCACTAGCGGCTCAAGGTAAATGGGGGTACTTCAAGGATCGTAAGTTTGACGCAGATACTCTTAAACAGTTTTTATCAGCATCAGGAATGCTGGATAAGAGTAAACAACCTGCTACTGAGAGTAACGTAAAGAAGTTTATTGACGAAGGGGAAGGGCTGATGTGGCCCAAGAATTGGGAGGAGTATCCCAACCCTGCTGGTAAACTAGCGCAAAAAGCTAGTGAATACAGAACAAACTGGCTTAAATCGCAAAAAGAAGGGGTCTATTTTGTTGGGTCAGACCACATGAAAGAATTAAATAAACCTAAAGATAATGAGACTGCTCCATCACAACTAGCCAAAGCCTTAGCTAGGCAAGACTCAGTAACTAAACAGCCTCGTAATAGGTTTCTTGGCGCTGTTGCTGACGCTGCTGGCTATGTATCAGATCAAGCCGATAGGTATGTAGTACCCGAACGCGATCCCTTATTTGGAGGTATGCGTGGTGGTGATCTGCTGCCGCTAAGGAACGTCAACAGACTGCTAGACGATCTAAGCTACGGTGGGCGCATAACTACAGGCAGAGGGCAGACTACAACGCTAAGGCCAGAAGTAGTTGATACTGTTGCGTTAGGCGGGGCAATGATGCCTGTTGCTAAGAGTCTAGGTAAGGCTGCGCTGAGAGAAGGCGCTAGGCAGATTGAGACTGGTACTGGTATTGGTAGGGCTGTAGTTGACCCTAGACAGCCAATAATTACTTATCACGGCTCACCTCATACCTTCCCACCAACAGCTAATAATCCGTTAGGTGAGTTTGACCCAATGAAGGTAGGAACAGGCGAGGGAGCGCAAGCCTATGGTACGGGTGCTGCATATTTAGCTGAAGCAAAGAAACTTGCAGAGGGTTACGCTGGTGCAAATGCAGGGAGGGCAGCGGCTTTTGACGGGTTGATTGATTTATTGCCAAAACCTGCTCAGATGGAAGTATACAAGGCAATGCAAATGACAGATGGGCCATTCAAAAAAGCAAAAATAGATGATATTGTTTCAAGATTTCCAGAATCATCACCAGTATTTCAAGCAAATACGGGCAATCTCTACAAAGTAGACCTACCAGACGAACACGTTGCAAAAATGCTCGATTGGGATAAGCCATTGAGTGAGCAGCATCCTAGTGTGCAATCAGCACTAGCAAAATTAGACCCAGATTTGTATCACCCGACAGGAAATGAATATTCTCCAGACGAGGTTGGAGCAGAGACTTATTTAAGAATGGCAAATAGTCCTCTAGCTAAAAACCAATCTGATGCTTCTGAAGTTATGCGTAACGCTGGCATTACAGGCATACGATACCTAGATGCTGCTAGTAGAGACGCTGCTGGCAAAGGTACATCTAATTTCGTAGTATTTGACCCTAAGCACATGAACATTCTCGAACGTAGCGGGGCAACACCAAGCGCAAGTAGGTTAGAAGCAAATAGACTTGCAGACGCACTTAAACAATAAGGCACAAAATGACCGAAACCCCAATCGAGAAGTATCTAAACGTAATCGGCGCATACGACAACGAGTACAAGAAGTGGGAAGCTCGTTCTGCAAAGATCGTTAAGCGCTACAGAGATGATAACCGCAGCCAGAACTCTAACGAGACGGCAAAGTTTAATATTCTGTGGTCGAACGTACAGACCTTAATCCCAGCGGTCTATTCTAAGCTGCCTATGGCTGACGTATCACGCCGCTTCGGAGACAATGACCAAGTAGGCCGTGTTGCCTCACAGATCATTCAGAGAGCGATTGACTACGAGATTGAGCATTACCCAGACTTCAGAGCGACTATGAAGAATGCGGTGCAGGATCGCTTTCTTGGTGGTCGTGGTGTTGCATGGGTACGCTACGAGCCACACTTAATCGAACGTGATATGCCAGAAGATGGGCTACAGGTCACTGAGGACGCTGATGAGGTAGAGAACGATACAGCAGAGACATACGAAGAGATTGAGTACGAGTGCGCTCCTACCGATTACGTTCACTGGAAGGATTTTGGTCACTCAGTAGCTCGTACATGGGAAGAGGTTACGGTAGTATGGCGCTGGGCTTACATGACGCGCGAGGCGCTTATAGAGCGTTTTGGCGAGGAGTCTGCAAAGAAGATACCTCTGGACAGCGGCCCACAGACACTAACTTCCTACGGTCAGTCTAGCAAAGAGCATACACGCGCTAAGATATGTGAGCTATGGGATAAGGAAAGCGGCAAGGTCTACTGGTTTAGCAAGAACAGCAACTACATCATAGACGAGCGTGATGACCCTATCGAGGTAGAAGGCTTTTTCCCCTGCGGTAAGCCTTTGTACGCTACTTTAACCTCTGATTCTCTAGTACCTGTACCTGACTTTGTGCTATATCAAGATCAAGCTACTGAGCTGGACATTTTAAGCGACAGAATTGATGGTCTGGTCAAGGCTCTGAGGGTACGAGGAGTATATGACGCAAGCCAGCCAACGCTACAACGTCTACTGACAGAGGGAGACAATAATACTCTGATACCTGTCGATAAGTGGATGGCATTCAGTGAAAAGGGTGGGCTGAAGGGTAGTATCGACATCCTACCGCTAGATGTCATAGCTGCTACGCTCATCAACTGCTACCGGGCAAGAGAGGACATAAAGAGCCAGATTTACGAGATTACAGGCATATCCGACATTATCAGGGGTCAGACCAGTGCAAGCGAGACTGCAACTGCACAACAGATCAAAGGCCAGTATGCAGGGCTAAGATTAAGAGCAATGCAAGAAGAGGTGGCATTGTTTGCGTCTAGCCTGATTAAGCTCAAAGCGCAGATCATGTGTACCAAGTTCCAACCACAGACTCTATTGCAGTACGCTTCTGCACAGCAGATGTCTGAGGCAGATCAGCAATTGATACCACAAGCTATAGAGCTTCTTAAAGACTCGCCACTAGCTAACTTTAGAATAGATGTCGAGGCTGACAGTCTGGTGCAGTTGGATGAAGATCAGAACAAGCGTAACCGTGTAGAGTTCTTAACAGCGTTTGGCGGCTTCTTAGGCCAAGCCTTACCTGTAGGCCGTGAGTCACCTGAGATGATACCAATGCTGGTAGAGGTCATGAAGTTCGGCATAGGAGCGTTTAAGCAAGCAGAACCTATCGAGGGTACTCTTGATACCGCACTGGAACAGATGAAGGCAGCATCACAACAGCCTAAACAGCCACAGCCCGACCCTGAGCAGATGAAGATGCAAGCCCAACAGCAGTCTGAACAGATGAAAATGCAAGCAGACGCACAAGCTGCTCAGATGAAGGCTCAGATTGACGTACAGGCTCAACAGGCACGAGTACAGGCTGATATGCAGATCGAACAGATGAAGCTACAGGCAGACGCACAGCTAGAGCAGATGCGCCAACAGATGAAGATGCAGGAGCTACAGTACCTAGATCAGTTTAATCGCTACAAAGCACAACTAGACTCATCTACTCGCATCATGGTCGCAGAGATAGGTGCAAAGGCACAGGTAGACAAGGTTCGTGAGGCAGAAGAGGCCGCTAATACTGAAGTAGCTATTGTGCTGGGGCAAGCATGAGACAGTCTTGGGTATATAT